ATCTATGATCCTTGCATCTGATACTAAAGAGCTAAGATCTGAGATCCATTTGCTAGCACAAAATGAAGTTATGTGCTTAGTAGAGAAAGCTAATGGTACATGGGTAGCATTAGGAGTAGAGGAAGGGCTTCAGGTAGCTGATGCGAATGAATATACTTCAGGTGTCATTAAGTCTGACAGACAAGGTCACGTGATCGTATTGAATGGAATGGAGAATAATGAAGTTCCTGATGTGGATGATGCTATCATCACTACATTATTGACTCAGCAATCTCCAGCTGTTTAAAATTCTGTACCTAGTATAAATAGAGGGAGGGAGTATTCCCTTCCTTTTTTTTTGTAAATTAGAGCCATGAAGATAAAAAAAGACTTAATTGGTAAGCGAATAAAGGGAGGAATCCTTAATAAATGGTATACCATAGAGGAAGGCCAGGAGGAGAGATACCTGAAGCTGGGCCTGTTGAATATATTTGAAATAGATACTCCATTATTAACAAAGAATGTTAAGGATAGAAAGAAATCAGACAAGCTCACTAATAGTGACAGTGACGGAACTAACGACGATCACAGCTCCTAATTATCTCTTTCAGTTTATTGAAGAGCAGAGTGGGGATGAAGTATTCTGTATACTGACTAATATCAGCACTGGGATTCCTAGATATGATGAATTCACTATCATAGATGGAGTAGATGTGACATTTCCATATGCTGGATTCTATACTTATAAAATATACCAGCAAACCTCAGCAGTTAATTTAGATCCTGCTTTGTCACAGGGCCTAGTGGAGGAAGGCCGAGCTCATGTATATGAGACAGATTCTCCAGCGAATGAATACAATACACTACCAACATCATATATATATGAGCAATAGAATGATATCTGTATCCATGTCAAAGCAGTATGTGAAACCTGTGGAGCAAAAGGATAAGCAGAGAGGCTTTATAAAGTGGGGATTAAAGAATGACTATCCATTTTTCCTCATAGAGCTCCTCCAGGGGAGTGCCTGGCATCAGGGAATCTTAAAGAATAAGACTTTCTATATAGCTGGGAATGGCTTAGAGGTAACTTCTGGAGATGCTACTAGATTTTTAGCTAATCCTTTCAGTGATTTTGATATGAATGAGATAGCTCAGAGGATTACTTTTGATTTTGAGCTCTTTGGAGGCATGGCTGTGAAGGGTACCTGGAATAGAGAAGGCACTGCTGTAGCAAAGTGGGAATATCTTCCTATAGATATGTGCAGGCTTTCTGAGGATGAAAGGACCATGTATCTCTCAGATAATTGGAGTGCCATGAGACAAACTCCAGAAGATACAAATTTCAGGACATTAACAGCACTGGATGAGAAGAATCCTGTAGGATCATTTTTTATTTACTACAAAGAGCCAGCTAAACAAGCTAAGGATGAGCTAGGAATCTATCCAAAACCTCCATATGTAGGGGGAATCACAGCTATTCAGACAGATGTAGACATATCTAAATTCCATATGTATGAGATCCAGAATGGATTTAAGGCTGGCACATTAATAAATCTAGCTAGTGGAGAGCCTGAAACTGCAGAGGAAGAGAGAAGAATCAAAGAGCAGATCAAAGGTAGGACACAATCTGTAGAGGATGCTGGAGAGATAATTATCACTTTCTCCAATGGATCACAGGATGCTCCTACAGTATTAAGCCTCACAGGTAATGATCTAGATGAGAGATATCAAATGACTGAGAAATCAGTGCAGCAAAATATACTAGTAGCTCATTCTGTAGTAGCTCCTTCATTATTTGGAATAGCTCCACAGGGATCATTTAATGCTGCTGAGAGTGCTGATCTATTCGAGATATTTAAGCTCACTTATGTTAATGCTAGGCAGAAGCAGATAGAGTGGATGATTAATTATATGGCTAAGCTCTCAGGAGCACTAGCTACCTTGAAGCTGGTGGATGTATCTCCTTTGAGTAGTGCAGATGCTCCAGCAGCTGAGGTTACAGCTCCAGTAGGAGATATACCAGCGAATGAAACTCAGGTAGATGTGGCTAAGAGTGCCTTAAATGGAGCACAAATTGCATCACTTGTGGAGGTAGTAGCTAATATTAAAGCTGGAATTCTTACTCCAGATGCAGCTCTTCAGATCATTATGGCATCATTCCCTACAATAGATGAAGCACAAGCTAGAAAAATAGTAGGACTTCCATCTCAGATGCTATCAGCCTGCTCCCATGATCATTCATTCAGCATAGATGAGCTTCAGATATTCTCAGAGTATGGAGCTGATGCTTCAGAATATAAAGTAATTAAGTCTACTCCCATCGAATGGGATACTCCATCAGAGCAGATATTCTCTAATGAGCCTATGTTATTTGCAACTGTAGGAGAGATAGTGATAGGATTAGGAGATCTAGAGAAGAATGTGCTCCAGATGTTAATGGATGGAGAGGATGCTACAGCTATAGCTCAGGCAAATAATAGAACTGTAGGAGAGATAGCTAAGATAATAGATGAGCTAAGTACTTTAGAAGTCTATCAGAAGGGGAATGTAACTAGCTTAGGAGAGAGTGTACTTCAGGAGATCGAAGCTCCTATAGCTCAGTATGAAGTGAGATATTCATATCAGGTACGCTTAGATGTTCCTCCAGTTAAAACTCAGAGCAGAGAATTCTGTACCAGGTTAATTAACTTGAATAGGCTATATACCAGGGAAGAGATAGAGAGAATATCTATGAGAGTAGATAGAGATGTATGGAAGTATAGAGGAGGATGGTACACGAATCCAGATACAGGAAGATCTACTCCATGGTGTAGACATTTATGGAATCAGCAATTAGTAATTAAGAGAGCATGAACTATCTAATATCAGTAGAAAACTTAAAAAAATTAGGATTAATACATTCTAATACAGATACTAAACTGCTAGCAGTAGCTATCAAAAGGACTCAGGACATGAGCATTCAGCCTGCACTAGGTACTCCTTTGTATAAAGCTCTTCTATTAAGAGTGCAGAATAACAACTGGACAGATCCTAACTACGTCACTCTTATGAATGATTATGTCATTCCATGCCTGGTAGCTTATGTAGACTACAGATGTGCTGTGCTACTCAATGAGAAGCTAACTAATAAAGCAGTAGGAAGAGGGCAGGATGAGTATCTTACAGCTAATACTGATGCAGAGACTAATGTCCTCAGAGATCATCTGAGAAAGGATGCTCAATTCTATAAGCAAAGACTGATAGGCTTCCTTAAGGATGATAATGGGCAGGACTTTCCAGAATATACAGCCTCTACTACTGAGACAAATGAGAAAGTAACTAAGGACAGAACAGGATATACTCCTACAGGATGGATAGTGTAAAATTCAAAGTAAGCCAGAAACAGCTGGAGAAACTTAAAAAATATTTAGCAAATGGAAAGGACTCTAAATCAGCTAATGAGAGAGCTGCAAGAGATAGCAAATCAGCACAGGCAGATAAACGGTAGTTTTTTTCAGGGAGATTTCTATGATGCCATCTCCAGAGATGCTGTGCAGTATCCTCTTATGGTAGTTACTCTTCAGCCTGGAAGCATAAATGAGCAGTCAGTTACTGTTAATGCAGTGATCACTATCTGCGACAAATATAATAAGCAGGAATACAGGCAAATTAATGAGGTCCATTCAGACTGCTTGTCTATATTGAATGATATCAATGTCACTATGAGACAGTACAGATTCACTGAATTCATGGATCTGGCTACTAATCTAGCTACTGATCCCTTCATAGAGCAGGGACATGATGTAGTAGCAGGCTGGACCATGGCTGTCCAGTGCGATATCTTTAACGAATCAGACTGGTGTGATATTCCATATGATAATTATGATTTTGAAAATGGTATTCCTTCCTCTACTGGATGTGGAGATCTATTCACAGTATATGAGCTTTATGTAAATGGAGTGCTAGAGGATACATTCACGCAGTCAACTGAAACAAATAACACTATTAATATAAATTTATAATGGCAACTACTACCATAAATGTCACGAATCAGTCCTATACTACTGTAAAGGATGAGAGCACAGCTTTAACTCAAAGGAATGTACTTAAGTTCACAGGATCTGGAGTGACTGCTGCAGATAGTGGAGGAGAAACTGTAGTAACTATTCCAGGAGCAGCAGCTACTACAAATGTAGGACTCTTTGCTCAGACTGCTAATAGCACTACTATAGTCAATACTACAAATGAGCTCACATTAATAGATGGAGGAGTAGGAAGCTTATCAGTGCCAGCCAATGGCTTTGCTGTAGGAGATTCATTCAGAGTGGACATGGGAGGATTAATGAGTGCTCAAAACAATAATACATTAAGAATAAGACTT